CTATCCTTCATTGACTTTACAATTCTTTCCTTTTCTTTTGTTTCGGAAGAACTTAAAGTTTTTTCATTAATCTGAACATTTTCACTTCTTACTGAAGCAAGCAAATCATCTAACTTATCAGTTTTCTTTTTCTTTGCTGGTGCTTTTGTAGATGTTTTTGGTGCGGATGCCTTTTTAGGTTTTGCTTTTGATTTAGGAGTCGTTGCACTTCCCTCCCAAGGATCAGCAGGTTTCTCTGCTTTCTTCTTAGTAGGTGGAGTATAAGAACCACTACTTACTCTTTCCTTTGTTCCCGTACCTGCACCACGATAAGTTGATGCACTTCTTGTTTTTGTATGTGCTGCACTTGGAGATTTATCTCCACCTTCTATCTTACGAGCAACACTTAAAGCACCTTTAGCAACTTTTCTTGCTCCAGTTGATACTGCTTGCTTTGCTGCCTTTTTAACTCCAGAAAGTTTTTTTCTTGCTGCATCTAAAAGACCATTTCTTTTTTTCTCAACAGGAGTATCATGCCCAAAGGTAACTTTTGCTTCAGTCAATGCATACTCAAGTGCTTCCTCAATGTCATCCTCACTATATCCTTCATCAAGAAGTTCATCATATGCAGACTCAACAATAAAATCAAACTCATCAATTTCTACCATCTCAAGAAGAGTTCCACCCAGTTCTTCTACTGATTCGCCAAGTTTTGGATTAATGATAATTTTGTTTTGTACTTTCTTTTCTGTAATTTTTTTATCCCCTTCAATTTGAGATACTATCTCAGAAAGATCTTGTCTCCAGTTTGAGAAACCTTCTTTAGTTACTTTTTTCTTACCACCCATTTGATCCTTACCAAGTCTTCCAGCAATCACATCTCCTCTGGTAACCTTATCATATGGAGGATAGTTGTTTGCTAAGTTACCATCATTACCTTCCTCTACCTTTTTCTTTTTTTTACCACCCATTTCATCTTTTCCAAGAGCACCAGCAATTACATCTCCTCTGGTGACCTTATCATATGGTGGGTAGTTATTTGCTAAGTTACCATCGCCTTTCTTTGCTTCATTAAAGTGCTTTCTTGCTGCCTTCACCATATCAGCATGAGCTTTGGTTTTCATAATTTCTTTACGTGCCTTTTCATTTGCTTCTGCACGTTTCTTCATATCAGTCTCAAGATGTGAAGACTCACCAAGTTCTCCAAGTGCTTTTGCCTTACGAACCTTTTTAGGATTTTTAGTCATTCCACCAGGATAATCTCTTTCTTCATCACCATAATCATAATCAGGGTCCACATTAGCACGATGTCTTACTGCTCTTTCATATGAAGACATACCTGCTCTACGCCCTGGAGCAATCTTATCTGCTGCTCTCTTTTCTTTTTGCTTTTGACGACTTCTTTGTTGCTTGAAGTCTTTCATTGTCATTCCTTCATCAAGATCACCATCTTGTACAGCAACCTGCTCCAGATAAACTCTAGAAATATCATTCAGAGGATTGATAGACATTGCAATTCTACTTACTTTTTACCTTATACTTATTTATGAAATCCAAAAATGCTCTACCACCCTGTTGGAGGTTTTCCTTTCCAAGTTTTGATCCAGGAGTTTGTTGGACTGCATACTTTAAATATCCAGTTGTACCTGCAAGTGTATTGGGTTTTCCTGGTAATCTATACATTTTATCCATCTTGACTTCAGTATATTCCATCAAATCTTTAATCCAAGACTTAAACATATATCCTTCTTCGGTCACACAGATTAAATGATTGGTTCCTCTACGCATGACTTCACCAATCAATCCAGTATTTAAGTTCTGAACTTTATCGCCAATTCTAAAAATTTTTCCTCTTACATAATTCTCACGAAGATTTCTCATATCATACTTTGGAGCAATCTCCCAAAGAGAGTATGATTCTTTTTTAACCTTTGTTTTCTTTACTCCCATTCCTTGACGAACTGCATTAAACAGATTTTGTGTATCTCCATCATCAAGTGTTTTTGGTGTTCCTCTGCGGAATGAATCAAAGTCATCATCCATTACTGCCTTTCTCATTTTAGATGCTGACATTCCCTCTACACCCTCAGCATCAGCATCACGAACACCAGCAGAAACGACACGAATTAAATCAAAATTGTAAAGATCTCCATTATACTTCTGTGCAAGATTCTCAAATTCTGCTTGACGATCTGAACCAACTACTATATTAACAGTAGCATATCCATCTTCATTTGCAGTAATTAAAACGTTAAAAATACTCTTCATTTCATCATCGTTAATGATGTTGTCCTTAAACTCAGGGAACATCTTCTTCATAAACGAAACTTTTTTATTGGGATCCAGTGGATTTTTCTTTGGATCTACAGTTCTTGATGGATAGATCTTAATGTCTCCACCAGCAGAAATTCTCTTTGCAGACTTCAGAAGTTTTTCGTGACCAACCGTTGGTGGGTTAAAACGACCAAATACAACAGTCAGTGGAGGGAATTCTTGTGGTTGTTCCTGACCTTGTGGGGTTGCTCCAGGTGCTTGTGGTGCTGCTGGGGCTGGTGCTTGTGTTGCTTGAGGTTGTGCAGTTGGAGCGGATCCTGCAGGTTGCTTCTCTGCTGTTGGTTGTTGCTGCCCCGCTTGTCTTTTATTAATAAATTCAAGTTTTCCTTTCTCAGTTCTTGCAACATATTTTCCAGCACGATCTACCCATCCGCCATGCCCATCTCCACGCAAACCAAGTTTCTTCGCCTGCATCGCTGCTTGCGACTCAGCTGCTTCAGATAAAAATTGGAAAAAACTCTTCATATTGTTTGTTCTTATACCTTTATTTATTAATTTTTACGCTCCCTCCAATTTCATAGAAGAGGCAAAAGCTCTTTCGCCAAATTTCCACCTAATTTGAAATAAGTCTTGATTATTTGCCTTTACTTGAATGCTATTTTGTGCAGTAGTAATTTTCTTTTCAAAAGTCGCACCATATGCAATAATTTTTGTCATTTTAGATTCTGCTATTGGATCAAAAAGAGATGCAGTATATTTTCCATTTTGTCCGCTACCTGTAATTTTAACGTAGGGAAGTTTCATAGTTTCTTCATCTTCATTTAAAAAATCATGACCCAAAAATACCTGTTGCTCCCACACTTCCATTTTAGTTGTTAAATGATTGTATAGATAATCTCTCAATTCTTCATAACAAGGATAAGCGTACACAGGTATAATATTTGTTTTATACCAGGATTCATTACTCTTGAAATAAGCATTTCTAGCAGTATCACTATCAGCAATACTTTGCAACGCTGGTTCAGAAGAAAGCAACTGAGATTTATATTTTGATATGATGGCATCGAATGGTTTTGTAGAACCTAACCCTAAAGATGTTTGTATGGCTCCCATCCCTGGATTTTTAAATCCAGTTTTTCCTGCCTTAGTTGATTTTGCAGATATGCCATAAAAAATACCTTTATCTGTCTTAACTAAAACATCTGTAGGGTTTTTTCTTTGATCGACTGAAAATCCAATGACAGAATTAAATGAAAATCCGGGTCTAGCAGTCCACCACGCATTCACCGGGGATCCCATATTTTTATTTTTAAGAAATTCTACAAATTTATTATATTGAGCCACTGCTCTTCCTTCTTGATCTAAAACTTCAGATCGTTTATTTTGTTTTAGTAAACTCGAAACTCTTTGTGAAAATTTTTGTTGGGTAGTAGCATCCGGATAAGAGTTTCCATTTAAAAGGACGGAAAGGTGTATTTCATTAATATCAGCTCCAGGAGTGTTTGATGACATAATACTCAAATACTTTTCAAGTATTTAGAAGTGGAGTGTAAGGAAATCGAATCCTTATTGCTGGAATGCAAATCCAGAGTAATAACCGTTATACGAACACCCCTCACTTAAACATTATAAAACCCACTCAACTAAAAGTCAAGTGGGTTAGAGCAACCTTGCGATTTATTTATTTCCCATTTTTTCTTCATAATCTTGTCTTGCTTTTTGTTGCCTTGCTTTTATTTCTGCTGCTTTTTGTAAAGATTTTTCTCTAAATCTTGATGATGCAGTATGTGATTTTTGTTGTGCTGCACTTCTTCTAGCAGCAAGTCTTGCGCGGGGTGACCCACTATATGCAATCATTCCTCTTTCATAATCAGAAGCAGCATCTTCACAAAATTGCTGAAAGGTTTTCATTACGGTTGACTTTTTTAGATATTTAGTTTAAAATACACCTTGATGTTTTACACATCGCACACAAACACACAGGAGAATACCTATGACACCTTACGAACTACGCTTTGAAATTTTTAAGCAGGCATATAACATGCTAAATGATAAATTTAGTATTGAACATGATACTGCTCGTTGTTGGAACGAAGAACCTAGGAATACTATTAAGATGGATTTTCCAGAGTTTCCTACTTTGGAACATGTTCTTAAACAAGCAGAAATCATTAATGATTTTGTAAGTTCCAAATAAAATTAAAGGAGGGGTTTTATCCCCTCCTTTTTTATTATCCTCTAATTGATATCAACCTCTAGTTTTTTTATCTGCTTCTTTCGATGTTTTGATTGCGTCTCTCTTAGTAATTGCAGATTGATGACGACCAGTATTTGGTTCACCTCTTACAATACCTGGATTCCCACGGGTAAGAAATCTTGAACCAAGAGTAGTGGCGCGATCCATTTGGGAAACTGTATCACTTTGCTTCGACAATCTACCTCTTTGTTGGTAGGTTTCGGGGTTGCTCCCTTTTCCAAGAACTTCATCTTTTTTTTGTCTTGCTTTTAGAGCACTTTCTCTTCCTTTTGCTGCTTGTTGAGGAGTTCTACCACTAGGTAATTTTCCTCTTCTATAATCAACATATGCTTCATCAAGAATACTATCTCTCCACTCTTCACTCATATTCACCATAATGGCTTCTGCTGCTTCTGCTGTTTCCGCATATCCCTCATCAAGGAGATATGAAAGAACAATATCGTAAAAATCTACTTCTTCATTATTAATACGACGCCCGTCAATGTGAGGCGAAGATCCTCTTACTCTACCTACTGCGGATGGTTCACCTTTTAATCGTGATCTTGCGATTGATCCAGCATCTCTCTTACTTAAATCGCCTCTATTTTTTAAGTTTCTTTCATCATAATCACTACTCATTCCAGATTGTCCATACATTTGGACTCTCTTTGCTTCGCCAACATACTCTTCATTACTTTTATACTGAATTGGACTGTCCTTTTTTACTTTATCATTATATGGTTTTCCTTTTGATATTGCCAATTGATCCTGTCTTCTCATAGTATCATTATATGGTTTTCTCATATCTCCAGTTGGGCGTCCACCACGAGTTGGAGATGGTTTAATCTTTTTTTCAGGACTCATATATCCCTCATAAAGTTCATCAGCAGGAGCATAAACTTCTGAATATGCTTCCATTAAACCACGCAGTTCTTTAGGATCCATTTTTACAAATACTTTTTAGTTATTTATAAATCAAACTAGTTCTACCGGATAATGTTCATAGTCATCTATTTTTGACTTAATCTTTCTTTTCTTTTTCTCTTCTTCTTTTATAGAAGACAACTCAAATAGTTCCGAATACTCAGCACCAAATTTTCTCAACAGTATACCCGCAATCATATTAGATTCATTTTCAGTATCGCTGCCAACATGTCCAGATCCATTTTTTCCACTTTCATGCTGCTTTAAATGAACTAATTCGTGAGAAAGAGTTCTTAAAATATCCATAGGATGTCGTTCTAAAATATCAATGGTAATTTGATTTTTACCGTTGATTTGTCCAAATGCACCAACTTTACGGGCAAATTTTTGATCTTTAACAAAATTAATTTTTGGTGTAGTTCTGAGTTTCAAATATTTTTTTGCATAAGGAATAAACACTGACACAATTTTATCAAAATCTTTTGCTGTGATTTGATGTGCTGGTAGTTTAAAAAGGTTGAGACCTTCTCTCAACCTTTGTTGTTTTCTCCACTCAGAAAAGTACATTGCTTTTTCTTTTTCTAAGTATTTATTAGACATCAAAGACTATTATTATTTATGTGTAATAAAATTACAAATCACCTTCTTTTCTATTTTCCGATTTATAGACAGAAAAAGTTCCCTCAGGATAACGAGCACTTAGTTTCTCATAATTCATCTGAAGAACTTCTTCAAAGTTTGTATCAAGTGCCATACAAGCTTGTGCAAGATACCAACAGATATCACCAAGTTCCCTCTTCATATGAAAGACATTCTCTTCATTATAAGGTTTTCCTTGCATTACAATTTTCTTTACAACCTCAGTAAATTCACCTGCTTCTGCAGTCATACCAAGAGCAGCAGTCAATAGACGAGGAACATCTGCATCATTTGTTGCTTCAAGTTCTGTCATGCGAGTAATGAGTTGTGCAAAATCACTACTTGCAGGACTAGTGGTTTGACGAACAAACTCAACATATTTGTTTGTATCAATAATTTTTGTCATAGATTTAATGGTTCTAAATTGCTTTGAGGTAGTTTATTTGGTGTGATGTCTTCAATTTGTTTTTTTCTAGTAGTACATCCACCTTCTTTAGTATTAGAAACTGTGATGCTTGAAGTAGGAAGTTGCTTTGGAATTTCAATATCAACCACTTGTCCCATCAAGAATTGATTTCTTGTAATGGTTCTGTTTTGTGGGTCAAATGAAACCATCATTAAGGCATCAATTTCGTCTCCACAATCACAAATTTTTCTTCCAGTTTTAATTTCAATTACTGAAAAATAATCTTCGGATTTATATTTCAAAATTTAAATCCCTCAAAAGTTTTTTTGATTTTTGTTTCTTCATAATTATACTCTTCCTCTTGTCCACTGTCAACAATATCTTTTTGTGCAGACTGTTCACAATCATACAATCGCATTTTAGCACGGTCAATTCCAATTACAAACCGTTTATAAATTGTTGGATCATTATAACGATTCTTCAATTGTTTCACCATAATCTGTCCCAACTGCTCAAGCTCTTCAGTGCTAATAAGGGCAAACATAAGATCAGCAGTAGCAGGAAGACCAAAGGACTCAGAAGTATCAGTTAATTCTACGTCCGATGATCCAAATCCGCTCCTTGTCGTTTGTGTCGCACTCACAATCGGGACATTAAACTCCACTGCGAGTCCCCTAAGTTCCTCAGCAATCGCTTTAATATATGAATAAGAATTGATAGAGTTGTTTGCCTTGTGCCTAGAGGAAGCACATATATTAAGGTAATCAATGAAAATAATATCAGGTCTAAACGACTTCTTAAGAGCAAGTTCATTGAGAAGTGCCTTAAAATGTCCGGCATGAGCAGAAGCAGTTGGATACTCTTTAATTATAAGAGACCCTTGAGTTTTTTTAGATAAACTCGTGACTTTATTCTCAAACATCTGGCGAGGAAGATCTACTAATTGTTGAATTGGGACATTGAGAAGGTTTGCATCAATCCTTTCAGCAATACGTTCTTCTGCCATTTCAAGAGTGATGTAGAGAACATTCTTACCTTGGAGTAAAACTGATGATGCTACGTGACACATAAACAAAGATTTGCCCACGCCAGTTCCAGCTAAGGCAATATTAAGAGTTTTGTTGGGAATCCCACCTTTGGTAATTTTGTTAAAGTATTCAAGATCAAATTCAATTCGGGATTCTTTTCGATGATAAAACTCATATCGTTCCTCGTAGTTTTGAAGATAATCGTGTCCAATATTATTATCAAAAGATACTGCTAAGGCATCAGAAAGAATGCTTGGAATCGCATCACGATTTTTGTTCTCATTATTTCCATCAGCAATATGAATTGATTCCATAAGTGCCAAATAAATAGCACGATCACGGCACCACTTTTCAGTAGTATTAACTAACCAATTAAATTCTGAAGGAACATCATCCAAACAATCAATAAGGTGAATAATTTCCTTAAATGAAGATTCATTAATGTCTTTACGTTTTTCTACTTCAATATTAAGAACTTCTTTTGATGCTAGTTGATTATAATCCTGAACAAATTTTAAAATTTCCTCAAAAACAACTTTTTGATTTACATCTTGAAAGTATTCAGACTTTATAAATGGAATAACTTTGCGAAGATAATTTTCATTATAAAGGAGATTGCGAAGAATAAGAAATTCAATTTGGTCCATGAGGCATATCAAATACAAAGGTTATTCGGGTTTCATCGCCAATGTTTACTGTTCCGTGAGGTAACTTATTATTAAACCAAAGAAGAGTGCCTGGTTCAACAATTACAGTATCAGTTCCACAGAAATACTGATACCTTCCAAGAATTGAGAGATGATACCTATCTCTAGTAAGATAATAAGTTCCCTCATCAATATGAGCACCAACTATTTCATTGATCGGTAATGAAAGAAATCCACACCGATGAATTTCTCTGTTTCCAAAATGTTTACGAATAATTTTTCGGATCTCACTGTGATGAGCATATGCTGGCGTTTTAATATTAATTTCAGAGTCTCCAACAAAATCTTCTTTATTTTTGACTCCGCCCATTATAAGTTGCAAAGCACTTACAGGCAAGTCTGCAAATCCTCTATCAACTAAAGATTGAACATCCTTAATATGTTTTTGATGATCCCAGTCCTGAGGATATTTTTTAAGTTGATCTACGACTTTTGATACATTAATTCCAGTCTTGAGAATCTTGATCATGACCCATACTTAAATTCGGCCTTGGCAATCTCATCAAGTTTTTGCATTACTTCACCAGTAAAATATTCTTCGGGATTTGCAAGAATTTGCTTAGCATAAATTTTCTTACCATCAATCTCATAGCGTCCTGCTACATTCTTCCAGAGTCCACCAAGTTCACCAAGTTCCAAAAGACCATAGTAACGATCAAGGCCGCGCTCATCATAATATAAACGGATCTCAACATCTTTATTTTCTTTACTCAAACGCGATTTAGCAGTCTTAGCCTTGATAATATTTCCGACCACTTCTGTTCCATCTTTCTCTTTCTTCTTGCTGAGATAGATGATCGTACTTGCTGCGTACTTGAGTCCAGAACCTCCTCCCATTTCCTTAGTTGGTACGTAAGCTCCGATGACATCGTATGTATGATTTGTGACAATGAGCGGGACATTTGCTTGACCTAGTTTAAGAGTTAACATTCTAAACGCACCTTTCACAAGTTGCGATTTAGTCATATCACGAACTTGCTTATCATTCAGTGCATCAGTAATCTCTTTTTCTGTTGAGAGCATACCCAAAGAGTCTAGCACAAACATGCAGGGTTTGCGTTCTTCCACAGGTTTTTTTAAGTATAGGTCTACTGCTTTGAGTGCTTTTCCACGAAACTCTTCAATAGTAACAACATTAATAACCACGAGACGAGAAGTATCAATTCCACGGGATTCTAAAAGAGATTTATTGATAGCAGCCTCAGTGTCAAAGTAGAGACAGTAACCATCGGGATGAGTATCAAGAAAGTTCTTAACCACTGCGATAGAGAAAAAAGTCTTTCCAGTAGAAGACTCTCCAGCAATAGCAGTAATCTTATTCCCAGATACACCACCAAATATGCT